CACCAAAGCCCGGCCGCGGCGTAAACCCAGGATCGCGGCGCGCGGACGACGCCACACGGCTCAGATCTACTGGTTCGAAATGGAACGCCTGAAGCGCTTGGGGTTGCGGTGAAGTCATCAAGCGGCCTCGCGCTCGGCGACTTTCGCAGCGGCAACATCTTCAAGACCCAGTTTGAGATGATCGGCGAAGGTTCGCCAATGGCCCGGTGGTATGCCCTTGGTGTCCCACTTGTAAGTGGCCCAGGTGGATACCCCGCACAGTTCGGCCGCTTTTTCGCGGCCACCAGCCTTGGCGTACAGTTCGGCGATGGTCATGGCGCGGAGTATATGGATGTAAATTCCAACTCACAAGGAAAATAATTCCAACCTCCTGGACCGTAATTCCAAGCATTATGTGGCAATGCACTCTTGGGCGCGCCGACTGCAGGAAGTTGTAGAAGCCAGGGGGCTCTCCATGAGGGAGTTGTCCCGGCTCTCCGGCGTCAACTATGACACCGTAAACAAGTGCTTACGCGGAGATGTCGAGAATCCACGGGGCGACACAATGGCCCGGCTCGCGCGCGCACTTGGCGTTTCGGAGGTCTGGCTCCGCCACGGGATTGGCGAACCGGCAGTAGTAATCCACAGCTCATCATTCCCCGAAAAGGCCGTTGCGGGAATGATCGATGCGAAACTATCGTCTAAGTCGTTGGACAGGCGAAGAGAAGAATACGAAGCCGCGGACGATCTGATCCCAGTGATTGGTGAAGTTCAGGCCGGCGCCTGGCGGGAAGCGTTCGAACTCCCTGAATCGGAGTGGTCCGAAATGCGTTTGCCCGCCGACCCAATGTACCCGGGCGTTCCCCGCTACGCCCTACGCAATGTCGGGGAATCCATGAACCGGGAGTGCGCCCATGGCGGCCTATGGGTGTTCGTCAAGTTCGCGGATCTTACGGGCGTAGGCCCACAGCCGGGGGATTACGTCATCGTTCGGCGCGTCCGTCATGACGGCATGATCGAAGCCACCTGTAAGCGTCTTGAGATCCGGGCGGGTAAACCGTGGCTGTGCCCGGACTCAACAGACCCCTCATTCGAGGCCTTTCCTATTGAAGGTGACGGCGAGGTCGAAGAAATCGTGGTGTTCGGCTTGGTCACCGACATTGTGAATAAGCCCGGACGGCGCACCACTAGGGCCTAACCCCCTATTTCCATTACTGGATTTTTTTTCCATTTTCTGCTTGACCGGCTCCGTGAGTTGGATTTTACTTCCAACACACACCGTTGGAGCCGCCAATGTCCCTCGACCGCCGCAACACCGCCACCCGCCCCGCTCACACCGTCCATGAGGACATTCGGGCGCAGCGCTTAGCGAGCATGATCGCCAGCAGCCGCCGGCTGGTTGCGATGGGCGAGGACGAGCTCCGCCGTATCGACGCCGGCGAATACAGCGCTACCCCCAAGCACCGTGAGCACGTCGCCCGTGAACTGGAAATCCATCGTGGGTGGCTGGCCGATCTGACGGCGGAAGCCTCTCCCCTCCGCGCTGCGGCGGAGTGATGACGATGACCGTCATCCCCTTCCCCATCGGCCCCCGGCTCATTGAAGCCGACAGCGTATTGGCTCGGCCTCCGGCCAGCCCCCGCTCGCTGAAGGTCATCGCGCTCGACATCCTCATTCATCAGGCGATGGCACGGCCTGACCCGATCAAAGCTCTCTGTGACCTGGATTTGGCCGTTTTGCGTAGGGCGCTCCGTCTCGCTCGCGGCCGCCTGAAATACATGCGCGGCTCTTTCGGCAATGCCTGCGGTTGGAGACGCGTCCTCCGCGGCCATGCACCTTCGCCGGCGGTCCTTCGGGAGTTCGCGGAACACCAGGTCAAGACCATCAAGTCGTCCATCGCTGATTACCGCCTGCGCATCGTCCGCCTGCAGGCCGCCATTGTCCTGAAAACAAACCCACCAGCCGCATAGGAGAGCACCATGACGCTCGAAGCCCTAATGGCCAACCTCGCCGCCGTCCGTAGTCAAATCGCTAAACGGGGATGGACCGACGCCCAGGTAAAGCGTTTGGCAGACAAAGAAGACGCTGCCGTTTTCGCTATCGCTCGCCACCCAGCCGCTTCGGTGGACGAAATGTGCGCCAAGCTCCTCGTCCTGTTCGATGTCGAGGCGCGGATCGGCCTGTTTCAGGGCTGCGCCGACCTGAAGGCTCTCAAAGCCAGCCTGCTCACCGACATGCGCCACCTCCGCGACAAGCGGTCTCCCGCCAAAGCCGCTTAGAGCCCACCATGAACGCCGTTCTTCCCTTTGTCGCCGCCGGAAGCCGCTTCAACGCCGCTGATCTGCAAATGTCATTGGTGCGAACCAATAGCATGGCACCGGCGGTCCCCATGGACAGCCTTGTGTTCTTGGGGCCGGCGCTGACCCCCCGGGACCGTGTTCTTGAAACGCTCTACAGCATCGCGTCCCCATCCGGCACGCACGACGGCAACCTGCGACGCGTCAGCGTGATCGGGCCGGGTCGTTACAGCCTGCGCGCGGATGGCGCGCCGTTCCGCGACGAAATCACCCGAGAAGAACTGACCAACCCGCGTGGCGACGTTCGCCGCGTCCTCGGCGCATGCATCCCCTACGACTACGAATTTGGGATGTGGATGCGCGAACACTTTGACCGCTCAGCCCGATAGGAGACATCCATGAGCACAATCCGACAAATCCGTAAGCGCCTGAAGACAGAGACGCTGGAATGGACTGAGGTCCACGTCTCGGCTGATGAACTCGACGTTCAGGACCTGTGCGACTGGGCGGAATATCTCGGTCACTCCATCAGCCCGAGCAGCGGATACGGCTATGGCGTCTCCATGGCGGAGGATCGACCCAAGGACTACGAACGCCAGCACATGCCGTTCTTCGCCGTCCTGAACGCCGACAACCCGGGGCGCCGGAAGTCGTGGAAGATCACCGACTTTTTCAACGAGATGTTCCCGGAAATCCGCAAGGCCGCGGACATGGAAGCGGCGGCTTTGCGCAAGATCCACAAGCACGCGCTGTTTCTCCCGATCAGCCGCACCGGCACCTACTGCAACCGTCGCGATGCTCTGGATAATCCCGAGAAGCACGGCATTCCGCTCTACGCAGCGACTGCTAACGATATCCTCCGGGACCCGCGAGGCGACCAGTGGAAACAGGAACGTCTTGCCGAACTTAAGCGCGCACAGGAACAGCACGCGGTCCTGATGGCGGACGCCGGCAACGCCAAACGCCAAGCAAGCCTGCGTCGGGCGGCGAAAGCCTACGCGCAAGCGCTGGAGATGCTGGCCTTTAGCGGTGATCTGCACCGCGCTGGTTATGAGCGGGTGAGGGTGTGGCGCGCCGCGATGCGCAAGCGCCTGGGCCTCAAGGACCGGAAGCCGAAGGCCATCGGCGCCCCGCGCAAAAAGGCAGCCTGATGTCCGCACAAATGACGCTCCCCGTAATTCTCGCGAAGATGGCCGGGGCCCTGAGCAGGGTTCAGACTTCAACCGAGCAACGCCGGATTATGGGCGCCATGCGAGCATACAACGACGCTGTGTGCGCGCTCGCTAGATACCAACCCAAGGATACCGACGAACTGCTGCAAAAACTGTGGACCGGGTTCGCCATCCTCGATGCCGACTACCGGGTGGACCACGAGGAAGACTGTCCGCTGCACGCGCCGTCCGATCTGGCGGTCAGAAAACTGCGCAAGTCCATGGAGATGGACGTGCGGGCGGCGGTGGCGCTCAAGCTCAAAGCCGCTGCCTAGTCTCGCTCCATGCCCCGCAAGTCCGCATCAGCGCTGGCGAAACAGCCCCAGGAGCCGCCCATGCCGGTGGAACTCCTGGAGCTGGCCCGCTTGCTTGCGGACATCAGCGTCACGCGCGAACATGGGCAGGCCGCCCCGCAGGAAGTCCCTCCGCCGCCGCGGCGCTGAGGACACCCACATGCGCGTATGTCTCTACGCCCGCTATTCCTCCGATCGGCAGAACCCAAGGTCTGTTGACGATCAGGTCCGGGAGCTTCGCGACTTCTGCGACCGTCGCGGCTGGATCGTGGTGGACACTTTCTCTGATCCCGAGGTTTCCGGCGCAACCGTCATCCTGCGCCCCGGCGTCCAGGCGATGATGGCCGCCGCCGCTGAAGGCCGCTTTGACGTTGTCCTTGTCGAATCCCTGGACCGGTTCTCACGCGACCTGGGCGACACGGCGAACCTGCGAAAGAGCCTGAAATTCCATCAGGTGGCCTTACACACGCTGAGCGGCGAACAGTCTCTTTTGCATATCGCCTTCGATGGCGCCCGCGCCGAACAGTTCCTGGAAGACCTCAAGGTGAAGGTGCGCCGCGGTCAGCGCGGCAACATCTCCCGAGGCCTCGCCGCAGGCGGGGTGAGTTACGGCTATGAAGTGGTCCGCGAGTTCGATGACAAGGGGCGGGTCCAGGGCGGACGGCGGCGCATCAACGAGGCGGAGGCCGCCATAGTGCGGGAGGTCTTAACCAGCTACGCCGCGGGCGTCTCACCCCTGGCAATCGCCGAGGATCTGAACCGGCGTGGGATTCCGGCGCCGCGAGGCGGCCGGTGGCGCGCCTCCACGATCAGCGGCAACAAGGCCCGCCGGACCGGCATCCTGCAAAACGAACTCTATACCGGCCAACTCACCTATGGCCGCACCTGTAAGGCCAAGAACCCGGCCACGGGCAAGGAGCTGATCCGCAACCAGCCCGAAGCCGAATGGAAGCGACAATACGTCCCCGAGCTGCGGATTATTGATGACGCCACCTGGGCGGAAGTCCGGGCCATGATGACCCGCACAGGGGCCCAGGCGCGCGCCGGCAAGCCGGTGAAGCGCGCGGCGCACCTGCTGTCCGGTTTGATCACCTGCACCTGTGGCGCGCCCTACGTCGCCCGGGACGCCAAGCGCCTATCCTGCCGGGGGTTCATGCACGACGGGACCTGCACGAACGCCCGAAGGGTCCGGCGCGACTGGATCGAAACTCGGGTTCTGGACGAGATTGCCGCCGCCCTGGCACGCCCAGAAGCCGTGGCCGCGCATGCCCACAGGCTGCACCAGGCCAAGGCCGCCCAGGATGGCCAGCGCCGCGGTCAGCACCGGGCGGCGGTCAAGGAACTGGGTGAGGTCCGGACCAAGATCGGCCGCCTTGTTAACTCCATCGCGGATGGCGACAGCGCCCCGGCCTCTATCATGACAATGATCACGAGCCTGGAGGCCCGGGAGAAGGTGCTCGCCGCCACCGTGGACAGCCTCAAGGACGAGGACGTGGTTCGGCTGGAGCCCAACGCCCATAGGCTCTACGCGGCGCGGCTAGCGAACCTGCGGGAGGCCTTGGAAAGCGGGACGCCGGCCCAACGGGCCAAGGCGCGCAGCCTGCTCCGCGGTCTCATCGAGCGGGTGGAAATCATCCCCGTGACCGGCGCCGATGGCCGGGAGACGTTCGAATGGAAACTGGTTGGAAAGCTCGCCGAATTCCTCAAGCTCGCCGCGAACGGCGGAGCCGAGAAGACCCCAAATGTAGCGTGGGGGTCTGTGTTGGTGCGGGTAGAGGAAGTTGGTCAGATACCCCCACCCCTGCTGGAGCTACGATTTACCGGATAGGTGGCGTGGTGCAAGACACAAGCGGGAGGGGGAGCGGGCTATTCCTCGCCGTCTGGGAATAGCGCGTGGAGGCTGTACAACAGCCCGCCGCATGCACCCACCAGCAGGAACAGGCTGGTGTCCCCGATGACATCCAACACGTCCTTATCGACCAACCCGACCATGATAAGGATCGAGAACGCGAAGGTCGTCGCGTCGAAGATGATCTGGTTGACCCGCTTGCCCGGCCGGCGAAGCGACTTATGGACCCAAAACGCCCGAATATAGACCAGCGCAAGGTAAAGGATGCTGAGGACCAGCACCCACGCCGAGAGTTGTTCCTTGGTTTTTGGAAGATCCGGAAGCACTAACCCCGCAGGGCAGCGAGCGCTCCGATAACGCCCCCAATACCCGCAGCCGCGCCTTCACCGACAATCGTCGGAGGCACACCGAGGAAATGGGGTACGGTCACGCCGACGAGGGCCAGTGCAAGAACCGCACAGCCCACGCCGCCTTTAACCGCCATTACGAAGCGGGCGGTCTTAACCACCTTACGCATCGCGGACATAGAATTCTCCATATCCAAAATCATCGTTCCCTCATGCTCCCGGGGTACTTAAGTATCTGTTAATTTAGGCAATGGCAGGGCGAACCTACCGTCGTAGTGGGCGCATGAAGCAGGACGTTTAAACGCCCGTCAAGGCGTAGAGGTACACCCGTAGGCGTTGAACCGTGCAATTTTTGCCCGAAAGCTGGCTTCGTTGCACTGCCGCAACACTTATGGGCGCTTAACAGGGATTACAATGCGAGGACCTGAGTTGCAGGTATGCAATCGGCGCACGACTTCGTAAGCTTTCCCCCTACGGCTTTCCCGAGCCGCGCAAACCGTTTGCGCCACCCGGACAGACCATGCCCAGACCAGCCCAATGGCTTCGCCTCACCCATGAGCGCCTAGGCGATATACCGGTCTACCGGTTCGTGCCGGTCGATTACTTCAGCAAGACGGAACTGCGGCGCTTGCCGCAGACGGAGGCGCTCAAAGCCGCCCTGAAGGCGCTGCGCGCCCACCGGAAAGCACAAACCCCGCCCTCGGTGTGAGGACGGGGCTTTGTTGGTGGCCCCGGGCCGGCGTCTCGAGCACCCGGGGCAGGCGAGATTATAGCAAAGGGGGTCGTTCCGGACGACCCCCTGCGCGGATGCCTGCAGGACTGATTCCCTCTGCAAGCATAAATCAGGCTAAGTCATTGATTTAAAAAGCGCGCGGACTGATTTTGCGCGTGGCGGCGGCGACATGGGCCCTTTTGAAGGGGGGGCCCGCAAGAAATGCCCTATTTATCGGCATTTCCTGCCATCGACGGCTTCACGATCTGCGCCACGGCCTCCACCTTCGACCGACAGTCCGCGCCGGCCGCAGCCAGGTCGATGATGAACTGGCCGACGTCGCGCTGGGTGCCGGTATCCGGCGGCGCCGGCTGAGGGGCGCACGTCAGCAGGTCCCCGGGGATCGGCTGGCGCACTAGTTCCTTGCGCACCACGACCTGGGGAACAGGCGGCTCCGGCTTACTGGCGCAGGCCGCCAAGGGCAGCGCGAAGCACAGGAGCAACAGGGCCGTCATCGGTAGCCGGGGCATCGTGAATTCTCCGTTTCAGGGCGTCATAGTCGGATTGCAGGGCGGCCTGCGCCTGGCGCGCGGCGTCAGCCTTGGCCTCCGCTGCCGTGGTCATGTCCTGGTACAGCTGCAGGGTGGCGGCGTTGGCCTGGGCGGTTTCGTTCGCCGCGGTGAAGTTGGCCTTCCACTGATCGCGTGCGGTCTCGGTGGCGCTCAGGCGCGCATTGGCGGCGGACAGGCGTTCGTGTTCGACATAGACAGCGCCCGAAAGCACCAGCACCAGGACCGCGGCGCCGACGGCCGGCCAGATGTTGCCCATCAGCCAGGACAGGATGGTTTTCATGGAAGCGCACCGCCGAGAGTGATGAGTAACAGGGTGGCAAGGACGATTAGGTGGGCCGCCGTCATGGGAAGCCTCCTTTGGAATCACCGCAGGCCACGCACAGCAGGTGCGGCCGGCATCCTTCCGGAATGACATATTCAAAATAAGAGTTGCCGCAGGCGCAGACCCATTTGGAATCACCCGGCGCGCCTCCGTAGAGGCCTTCACACACACCCTTGTCCAGGCCGCATGCCGGGCATTCGAATTGATCCTGCGGCGGCTTGTAGGTGGCGGTCCATCTGTGCCGACAACCGAGACACAGGAGCGGGCCGGTGGCCCATCGGTCACCCGGTCGCTTGAGGGTGACGATGTCGCCCATCACGCGGCCTTCACAAGAACGCGCGGAACACCATCTGCGCCAAGCTGCGGAGCCAGGAGAGAACCCAGGCTATTGTCCAAGGCGCCGCGGGCTTGCTCGATGGTGGCGAAGGGAAACGGCGTCAGCGTACCGCCGGACGCCGGGACGGCCACCTGCGCGAACCGCGAGGCAAGCAGCTGGTTAATGCGCGGGGCGTAGTCGGTGACCATGCGATATCCATAATGGTTGAGGATGTCGAGCATCGAGCCATTGAGGACCGTTCCGTCCGGGTGGTGGTATTCGTTCTGGTTGTCCTCGTCCTCGTACCAGATCGAGGTGTAGTTGGTGCCCGTCATGAAATCCCAGGTCCCGTTGGCTCCCTTTTCCACGAGAACCAGCGCCAGCGGGCGAATGATGCTGTCCGGCCATTCGTGCAGGTCCAGGTAGATTTCCGAATTGTCCGGCGTCGGTATCTTCAGGCCGTTGCCCGTGGGGCCGGCGTAGTTGCTCGGGAGTGTCACTTGTTGCGCTCCATCAGCTGCCAATAGTCATTGATCCGGCGGACATAGGCCGGGGTCTCGGGAGTGTGCCGCGCCGTGCATACGGAGATAGCCGCCCAAAGGAGCGCATCGCCGCATTCGGCTTGGTCACGGATTATGTTTCCGGTGCCGCGGTTGTAGCTGGCGGCGGCGAGCCAGTGCTTATCCAGGGGCAGCCGTCCACGAGCCCACTGTCCTCGAAGCTGGGCCATGTAGGCGGCTCCTGCGGGTATCGCGAACTTGGCGACGTGTGGGCTGGTAAAGGGATCGACGCCCAGTCGTTTGGCCAGATCGCGTCCCGTACCTGGCATGATTTGCGCGATGCCGAGGGCACCCACCGGCGATACCGCTCCAGGGTCGCATCTGGATTCGGCGTAAAGCTGGGCTGCCCACAGCAGGGGCACACGGAGGTCGGGCCACCATCTGCCGACAGCAGTTTCAACATCGCCGCGGTACTCATCGCAGCGCGACCCAAAGGACGATGCCCAGCAAGGCTGCGGGAGCGAGACAGAAAGCAACAACGCCAGGCCAAACATCACCTTCATCGGCGCGCGCCTCCACATTGTTGATGAAGCGTTCGAGGTCGAGGCCTAAGGCCTTCTCGCCAAGGGCCGCGATTAGCGCGCCGGCCGCGACGATCACGAGGAGAGCCAATACCAGGTAAAGGATGTTGAGGTGCGCGACGCTGGAAGCGAGCGCAGCAGCGGTTCCTGCGTCCATTAGTCTTCCCTCCGGCGGGTGAGGCTATCGATCTTGGTTTCAATGCGGGCCAAGCGGTCCGCCAGCTCGCGCGTCAGATCCTGTGTCTTTGTCTGACCGTCGATGATCAGCCGCGAGTGCTCCGCAAGCTGCTCGGTGGCCTGATGCCGCCACGCGTTGAAGTCCGCGACGTACCAAACCCCTAAGGCCATCTGTCCGATCAACACCAGGATCAGGCTAATGTTGATTTCCTTTTTCAGGTGCCAGGGCTCCGGCTCACGGGGCCGGCGTTCGTCGCCGTCATACTTCCGCACGGCAGCCTCCCCCTGTGTTGGTGCGTTCATTGGCTGCCTGCATCTGCAATCCCCTGTGGATTGTGGTTGATAGGAAGTGCCCGGGCCTCAGCGCCAACTGGGGTCCGGGTGCGCCTGAAAATGTTGCAAAATCAGAGGACTACCGGGGTTGAGAAACCCCCGCTTTTGGCCTATATTTGGATGTGCTCTGACCCAGTTCGCCTCACACCTACCAGGCTGGCCTTTTCAATCCTGGTGGGGCGAGTTGTAAGGGGGCTGATCCGCCTTGGTCAGCCTGCAGGATAGGCGCCCTGCCTCCAGAGCACCTTCTTTTCCCCCGAAGTGAGATAGCGTTTCTCGACCTGCGGCATGAGAGTCGTAAGGCCGTAGTGGTCACCCTCTGGGCGCAGCTCAACGGCCATATAGTGGTTGGGGGGCTTGCCCTTTGCGGTCAGACCGCGCCCCGGCGTCACAATGAGACCAATTCGCCCGTTGTCCTGCTGGACCACCATGTTGTGGTTCCGCGCCACGTACTGAATGAAGTCGTCTTGTGAATCAAATCCGAGGTCTTTGATTTCTTTGATGCGCTTTTCGGGCGCGTGCTTAAACCCAAAGGTCTGGTCTCCCTCCGCGACGCGGATAGGGAGATTTTGCAAAACGTCGGGCGCTGCCTTCACGGCCTCGGGGTGCATCATGCCCCAGTCGATGCCGCCTGACGGCGCGGGTCTGTAGGCCAGCTTCTTCGAAGCTTCACCGAATAGGCTCGGCGCTGCGCCTTCGCTCGCTGTGGCCGCCTCCGGCGCCGCCGTTTCACGCAGGAGGCTCGGCGCCGATTCCGTAACCGTCCTCATTGCCGCACCCGGCAGGCTGCCAGTCGCACCGAGCGCCAACAGACCGAGGTTGCGGCCGGCTGTCTGCACGTCCCCGCTGCGGTACGCGTCCAGCGTCTGGCGACCCATGCCGTAAAGGCCGCCGATCTGGTGTCCCAGGAGGTCAGCCAACGCCATGGTGCCGCTTAGCCAGGGGTTGATCTGGACTTCGCGCGCGGCGACGGGATCGGCGGCCAGGGGATCGCCGGGATGATCGAACAAAGAGGGCATAGAGGCCTCAAAACGTTGAAAAACAGGCCTTTTCGGTGGGCTGACGAGAATCCCGCTTGCAGCTAAACTGCCTGTCTGCAGTTACTGGGGAAAATGATGTCACAGCGGTATATCGGTCTCGCGGCGTTGACTGTCTCAATGGCAATCGGAATTGGTCACTCAATCGCCGCTGTGGACGAGTACGGCAGTTTGACGGCGGAAATGCTCATGTCGTTTTGCGGCGCCGACGCCGATAGCGGTGTCCACAAATCTTGTGAAATGTATCTGAAGGGCGCGGCCGATGCCTTGAACAACAGCAGCGCCAGCGCTCCCCATGCCTGCATGAGGTCCGCGACGCTAACTGAAGTGCGCTTGGCGTTCGTTCGCCTGGCGGCTCAACGGCTGGAAAATCATCCCCAAGATATTGAAGCACCGGCCGCAAAACTTGTCGCCGCTGTCCTCCCGTCCGCGTTTGCATGCCCCTCTAAGAAATAGAATTTCCGACTACGGACCAAACAGGCTCCGCGTCGCCAGAGGGGTGGCGCCCAGCAATCCTTCTGTCGGCACCGCGCCGAAGGCGTTCCCTGAATTATAGAACCGGCGCATCTGATCGAGCGCGTAGGCGCGTCGCGCGGGATCGGTGGAGAAAAGGTACTGCGCCCCGAAGTCCCGCACCGCTTCCGGTTCAGCTTTGATCCTATTCCAGCCGCTGGAAAGCAGGTTGGCGGCCGCGCCCGTCAGCCCACCGTGCTTTGCCCCGTCCACAGCCTCGCCCATCATGTCGGCGGCGTCCTGCATGCCGGCCAGCCGCGGCGCTGACGGTGACCCGCCCAGAATGGTGTTCTTTGATGAGTGAAACTTGTCCTCGATAATCATGGACCGCTTGAAGTCATTGAACGCTTGGCGCGAGGGGTAAAACAGCTCGGCATTGCGGGCAGCGTTTTGGTTCTTGAAGAACTGATCGCTGACGTTTCCGCCGCGGTTCGTCTTGCTCAGCAGGAACTTGGCTTGATCGGCGAAGCCGATGCGCGCGAAATCCCGCTCGTTCGGCGTCATACCTTCGAGAAGTTCAGCGCTCAGCCTTGCGTCCCCCTTCGCCGCCTGCTGCCCAAGTTCGACCATGCGCATCGCCTGGGTGGGGCCCGACCAGGTACGCAGCGCGTCCTGATATTCTGGGAATTGCAGCTGGAGCTCCTGAAGGATCGAGCTGCGCATGTCGTTGATAGAGCGGCCGTACTTGGTGAGCTGGCCCGTGGTCGGATTGACGATATTTTCCCCGCCGCTGAACAGGATGTCGTCCAGACCTTCTTTGGCTGCATGCCACGCCTGGAAGGTGGGCTTGCCGTTGATGTTGAATATCGCCGGGTCCATCTGGCGACCTTCAGCGTTTTCGCTGTTGCGGAAGGTGTTTTGCCCGATATTCATGCCGCGGCGCACTTCGGGGTTCTCCGCGAGAACGTCCAGCACAGGGCTGTCTGCGGCGCGAGGCGTAGCAAACATCTGGCGCCAGATCGGACTGGAAGAACGGCTGCGCAGATCCACAAGCCCGTCGATGGTCGCTCGGGCCTGGTCGCTGGTAAGGTTGTGGTTGATGGCGTTTTCAGCGCGCGCCACAGCGCCGCCTCGGGTGCCGAAGCGGCTTCCCTGCTGTGCGCCGAAGCCGGCCTGGGCCGCCTGACGGGCGCGGCCGGGGAACTGAGCGATGTCGCGGGCGAAATCGGTGATTTGGCCGCCGACGTTGGCCAGCATGCCGGCAGGCCCCAGCTTGTCGGTTTTCGCCGCGAGCATATCCGGGGTGAGGTTGGCGCGGTCAGCGGCTTTCGACAGCGATGCAAAAAACGCCTCCTCGGGGTTCAAGCGCTTCAGAATCGGGGCCGCGAGAGACTTAAGGGCAGCGGGTCCGCCCTCGACCAGCGCTGGACCGCCGACGCTGAACGCGGCGCCCTTAAAGAAATCGGCCCCGGCGCGCTTAATGGCGTCGTTCAAGGGGTTGGGAAGGCCGCCGCCCTCTGGGGGCGCAACCATGCCGAGGGCCGCCAGCCCACCAGCACCAGCAGCGCTTTTCTTGGCCGCGTCGGGATCGTCGTTCGTCGCACCGTAGAGAGAATTCAGCACGCCGCCCTGGAAGCCATACCGGCCATAGCGCGACAAGAGCGCTGGCAGACCCTCAGCCATTTCCGGAATCACCTTGGCCGCACCAAGGGCGGCCACCTTGTTCACCGGACTCGCGACCAGACCAAGGGGGCCGATAGAGGACTTGACCGCTTCCGGCACCGCATCCGATTTCGCCTGTTCGTCGGCAAGGGCTTTTTCGTATGGAACGTTATCAAAGAGGCTGCGAACCTTCGCCTCCAGCTTGTTCGCCTGGTGAAAACTAGCGAGGTCCGCGAACTCGCGCCCGATGTCCCCTATGCGCTTGGGGATGTCCTTGAAGGCAATGCCGTTGGCGTTGTTCGGAGCCGGTACCGATAGGTGCGAGCCGTCAGGACGCAGCTTGTACCAGCCGGTGTTGTCGGTCGAATGGATCGGCTGTTGCTGGGCATAGGGCAACCACGGAGCCTTTGAGGGCGCGGGCTCCTCAGCGTCCAGCGTAAAGCCCGGAGGCAAGCCACCGCCGGCGGGCGGGGACGGCGCATCCAGCTCGAAGCCTTCCGGTAGGTCACTCATTGCAACGGCACCCACTGGCCTTGGCGATAGACCAGCCGCGCGCCGGTCTGTTTATTGGTGGCGGTATCGCCTTCCTTCGGCTGCGCGGCCGGCGGTAGTGGAGCGGCGCCGCCACCCGCCGCGGGCGACGACGCACCCCCTTGCCCAGGCACGTTCCCGGAAACCCGTCGTTGGATGTCGTCCTGCACCGCCGACGACGACCCATGCACGGCCGTCGCTTCGTTCTTCATCTGCTTGATGATCGCTGCCACCGCGCTGGGGCCAGTCGCCGCGTTGATAAGATCGTCAGCCTTATGTTGCGCCTCGACAGTGGGCACCCCACCGCGGCTGATGACCGTGGAGTAGGCGCCCTTGAGGCCTTGGAGCGCCGTCTTATAGGCGGCCAGTTTCGGATCGCTGATCTGGCTGTCGGCCATATTGGAAAGCTTGTTCCAGGGAACGAAACTCCCCTCGTTCATGCCTTTGAGGGCGTCCGTCACCTGATCGGCGAAGGCGTCAAGCTCGTAAGCGCCCATATCGACGCCAGCGCCGCGCTCAGCCGCCCTCTTCGCGGCAGCGCCCTGCGCGTTGAGATTGACGCGAGCCGCAGCCTTTTGCGCCTCCGTAAAGCCGTCCTCACTCATGCGCCGTGTAATGTAGTTTTGCAGGGCAATAATCTGGTTTGCACCCTGCTGGCCGCGGCCAAGGTTTGGGATTAGCTGGTTCAGAGCCTGCCCGGTCTTCGTGCCTTGGTAGACGCGCTCCATCGTGTCCTCATCGAGGCCGGTGGACTTAAGCATCTCGGTTTGTGCAGCGGTCTTTGCAGCACTGGCGTTCTTTTCGGCGATGCCGGCCTTTTTCTCTTCAATGTTCAGGGCGTTATTGTCCGAAATGTATGTGTCCTTCGCGCGCTTCGCGGCAAGGAACTCCAGGCCCTTCGGCGATTTGGGGTCAATGCCCGCGGCCAAAAGTTCCTTTTCCACATCAGTCATTCCGGGAAGCAGGCGTTCAGCCTGCGCCTTCTGGACGGCTGCCGGCGCGATAGCCGCAAGGGGTCGCAAGGCCTCGGGGAGAGACGCAACCCAAGGGGCGGTCATCTGACGCTGCAGGTCCTGGGCAAGGAATGTCTCCGGAGATGCGCGTCGCATCAATTGTCCGCGCTGATCGGCAAAACTCTGCGCCAGATTCTGCTGCAGGTTAGCGGGGGTGACGTCGCTGTTCAGCAGCGACGGGAACGCCTGTTTTGCCGCCGCCGAGGGAGCGCTGCCGGGCTGCTCATCAAACAATGAGCGGGTTTCCCATTCGCCGGTGTCGTCGTTCTTGGTCTGATATTTACCCGTCGGCGCCGAAATGGGGTCCCAAGTAATGCCGGTTTTGGCGTCGGTGCTACCGTAAAGCCGCCCCAGTGCATCATTCTGGTCCTTCTCCTTGGCCAGCGCAGTCTTCAGGCCTTCGTTGATGAGCGATCCGCGCTGAAGCTGCTGGATGCCCTGGAGAATTCCGCCCTGTGACATTGATTACCCCAAAGCCATGAGGCGCGAGATTGCGCCGGTGACGCTGCCGGGATTGCTGGATTTGCCAGTGACACCACCTTTCGGCGACGCCTGCCCTGTACCCTGAACTGGTGTCGCAGCGGCAGCGCTGCCGGCCGCCGCCGTTGCCTGCTTGCCCGCGTCGGCAGGCGCGGCATTCACCGGGGCTGGCGCGCTCTCGTCCAGAAGACCACCTGCAGGGACCGTGCCGCCCGGCTGTGTCGCGGCCTGCGGCGTAGGCGTACCAGCGGCGTCCTTTTTCTTTCCATGAAGGATATCGAGGAGCGATTGAAACCCGGCGGTCGCGCTGTCTCCATCGCCATTCGGGCCAAAGCCCTGCTGGAAGGCCTGCATGGTCTGGGGCTGCATCATTTGCTGCGTCATGCGCAGCATGGTCTCGAAATCCGTGCTCATAGGCTGATCCCCTGCGACTTACCGGAACTCTGTCCCGAGTTGTACCCGCTTGAATTTCCGGAGGTGACGCCAACGCTGCCGCCGACATTGGCGCTATCGGACTGGGTGTTCTGTTGCGAATTCTGCTGGGTATTTTGCTGCGAATTCTGCTGGGTATTCATGTTGGTGTTCTGGCTGCCGGTGTTCGACGTGGTATTGCCCAGCAGCGAGTTGCCGGCGGTGAACAGGTTCAGGTTCTGCCCTTGGCCCGTGGTGCCTGAGTTGAAGTAGTTGTTCGCCAGGTCCGCATTCAGGCGCGTCCCCTGCTGGGCCAGCTGAGAGGTATTTATTGCGTTCTGGCCGGCGCTGTTCAGCGCATTCAGGTTGAGGCCCTTGGCGGCAAGATCATTGGCGGCATTCGCCTGGCCCACGGAGTTATTCTGGGTAGCGTTGAACTGGTTGTTCTGGGTCAGCCGGCCGGCGTCCTGCTGGCCCAAGTCCGCCGCCCGGGTAAAGCCAGTGTCGAGGAGGCTTGAGGCGAGTTGGCCGCGGCCCAAATCCGATTTGGCACGGTAGGTGGCGTCGGCGAGCTGAGAGCGATCACCGAAGGCTGAGCCCCGCCCGCGCTGCGCCTGCATTCCGGCGAGTGTGTCCGCCGTATTCTGGTCGTAGTTCCGCAAGGTGGAGTTGACGACGTCATTGGTGTAGCCCGCCTGGTAGGGCTGCATGAGACTGGCGCCGGTGCTGGCCGCCGCGTTGGACGAGTTGATGGGCGTCGCGGTCGCGGTCGCGAGATTGTTGTAACCGGGCTTGAGGTTATTCAGGTCATTGATTGAATACTGGGCGGAAACCGTGCCCTGCCCCATCTGGTCGCCCATGAACTTCTGGGCCTGCCGCTGCGCATCCGTGAGTCCGTCAGGGCCAATGTTGGCGCCGGCACGGTCGTAATAGGACTGGTTCGCGGCCGGAACGTTTACCCCGGTGGTGCTGGTCGAGGCGTTTGTGGTGTTCCCGGTGGTGGCGCCTGTCGTCTGCCCCGTGGTCGCGCCTGTGCTCTGGCCCGTGGCTGAGGTGGCGCCGGTCTGGGCCCCCACGTTCAGGCCGGCGGTGTTGCCGGCGAAATTTCCCGACTGATAGCCGCTCTGCTGCTGCTGCTGGCCGCCTGTGCTCATGGCTAAAGATCCTTGTACATATAGACGCCAGCCTTTTTCCAATCACTGCGGACGCGCGACCATCCAAAGCGGCCACCGCCTGAAATGCGGATGCATTGGTTTTGCTTGGCGTATTCGATCAACTGGGGTTCGACGGTGCGCAGTTCGTCCAGATCGCCACCGACCAGCCACACGTTTAGCGCCTTGAGCCGGGGAAAATTTATGAACTCTGTAATCAGCGCGCTTTTCTCGAACAGCCACAGTTTTGAGCCATGGGTTCCGTTCAGCAGCATCAGGAGGACGTCATCCTCGTTGTGCGTTCCGTTTGTCTGTTCGATAGCATCCAAGAGGTGTTCGCGGGCCCTGCTCCAGGTCTCAAAAACCGTCATCGGCGGCGTCCCGTAAGTTGTGCGTCCATGCCCATGGAGCCAAGCCGCCAGAACGACGGCGCTCCCGAGAAGGTGAAGGTGAACTGGTAGTCCTCGCCGCTCGCCCTGACCGGGACGAGGCCCGTAGAAGCGCTGGCGGGATAGGGCCCATAAGCGCGGGTCAGGATTCCGTTGGAACTGCGCGTGCGAGTGTTGATGGCAATGGAATATGCGCCCTGCACCCCGGCGGCGTCGGGCTCCAGCGCCGACAGCCTGGTCTGCGCTCCGTCCTTGGAGCCCTGCATATACCCGCTGGTGAAGTAGCCGGAGCGCGCGCCGCCGTCCTCAGAGAAGCCCTTTTCGTGAAACCAGATTGTCCCGGTGGCATCGACGGCCAGCGGATACGGAAACACGCCAGCGTTTAGATACGTGGTGCGATTGAAGGTACCGCAGCACCACACAGGATAGCCGGCAAGCTGGCTTTCGGTGACGCTGTAGATCGCATATCGGGAGCATTCGTTGCCGTCGCGGAAATCTGGATAGAACCACCAGACCTCAACCACGCCATTTACGGTCAGGACAGAGGCGTAGATTTTGTCCTGCTGTGATGGAGCCAGGTTGTCGCGGATATCTCGCCCGATGGTGCAGCCCAGCGGCGTGGGGAAGCTCCCGGAGTAGGACCAGAAGCCGCCGTTCGGGTCCATCCAGTAAACGGTGCCGCCGACTTCGGCCACGGCATTGGGGCCGATCAGGCCACAATCAGATGCGAGCTCATCTATCGTGTAGATGACATTGATGTCCGGCACCGAACGCATGGTCCAGACACCGATGTTGGTAAAGATCACGTTTTCCCGGTTGGTCGGAAGACCGCGGACGATATAGCTGCCGCTGGTCAGCGTATCGCCGCCGGCAAGGTTGCTGGTCGCGGGGGTCCAGGTCTGATTGTCGCGGCGGGCGCTCCACACCACGCGAAGCGGATTGAAAGCCCCATCAAACCGGCTGCTGACGTCATCCGGCACGCCGCACGCGACCACGTTTCCTTCGGCGGTCACGAACATGCACGTGCATTGCGTCGGCGCGTTTGGCACCAGCTGCGCATAGGTCTCAACCTGGACCGATACGTCGTCCAGAGTCAGGTTCGCCGTGGTGCAGGACATGGCAAGAGTGACGGTGCCACCGGAGCCCGAAAAAAACGCCGCCGCCGTGCGCCCAGCAGCGCTCAATGCACTTCCGACCGCAGCACCAGCCACCTTTGGCTGGACGCTACCTGACGTATAGGAACTGATATTGGCTTTAAGCAGGCACCAGGACGCCGCCGGCAAAGCGATGCTTTGGCTCAGATCCCCGTTACTGGCTGTCGCCACGACATTGTTGATGCCGTAGGCCCAACCCGGGCCCGTCGTCCACCCGGTTGCCGATCCGGTGAAGGTCCCGTTGGTAACCAGCTCGGTGGCGGTGAAGTTCGGGGCAAATTCGTAGATCCCGCCGCCGCGCGGGTTCAAAAGCGCATTCTGGCCGAACGGCGAGCCTGACCAGGTACGCGTATAGAGCGTGGCGAGACTGGATGAGCCGCCATAGCCGCCGGAACTCCAGCCACCTGTGCCGTACCCACTGCCCGCCAGGCCGTCGGCGAGGCCGGGAGCAAGAAAGCGAGTCCAGCTGACCACCGTGGCGGTCGGACCAGCGCCCGATGTTGCGGTCTGAGCCGCGGTGAAGGTGAAGTTGTCCGCGTCGGTGACGGACAGCACCACATAGGTACCGTTGACCGTGACACCCCCCACGGCCGTAACGGTGGCATCTTCCCAGGTGAACTTCTGATCTTGAACCAGCCCATGGGCGGTCCAATTTGCCGCAACTACCGCGCTGCCGTTGGTCGTAGTGAGGTTGACGGTGGTCCCAAACCCGCGCGCGGACACCGGCGTAATGTCCAGAGTGGTCCCGTCCGCGTTCATCGCGTAGGCGCGCAGGTTCGTTCCGAAGGCAGCGAAAGGGTTTTTGGACCCGTCAGTCCAGGTCAGGCCGCCGCGGCAATACCCGAGCAGCACGGATGTAGATGCACGTTCCCATCCATATAGGGATTCCGGCAGAGCGCCACGAAACCGGCCTTTGTCGGCATCGACAAAAAAAAGGCCCGCTACCAGCGGGCTTTCGTCTTTAATGACCCCGGGTTTAGGGGTGTATTTAGGCATTATTTACACCCCTCCAGCGGTTCCGGGTATGCTGGTCCAACAGCGGTGACCGTTCATTTAGGTGGTCTTCTTCGTGCTTGAGCAGATTTATGAGGAGCTGGGACGCTCAAAAATTGGCGGTGCATTATCGGAGCATCCCGGCGACAGGCTTTTTTATGAAGCAGTCACCAGATCGTTGATTAAAGCGCCCGCGCGCGGCTTTAAGGCCGATCTGAAAAGACTCCCTCACATCTTCTTCCTTTCAGAGGAAGTGAAGGACATAGGCATCAAGCCCAGACCAGCGTGGCTCCAGTTAAACGACGGCTGGGGCGCCGCAGAACCAAAGGGCGGCGAACAAGCGCTCTATTGGAACGGCACAGAGTTAGGGGCTCGCCCACACCCGGGCCCGGAGCGGGCTTGGTCTGAGGAATATGAGGATTTCGCAAATCGCGTTGTTTCCGTCGCCGCGCCGATGGCGAGGTCACCGGTCATCGTTGAGATCGGTGCCGGCACTGGAGCGGTCACCTTTCACTTGGCCGATATCGCTCGCTCGCGTGGTTTGCGCGAAATGCGGTTCGTCAATATCGAGCGTGATGCCGCAGCTCTCGCCTTCAGTCGCATTTTCTCTGACCGATATAAACTACCGATCAACCACATCCTGATGGATGTGGGCGCGTCCTTAGATCGGCAAAGCGACTTGGACGAGCTCGCGTCCCGCGTCCATGCAGAGGAGCGCCCCGTCATCGTAATCACACACGGCGCGCTCCATCCGTTCTACACCGATGAGCAGTACGCCAAGCTATTCCCCTATTTAGTTCGCGGTCTAAACGCTGTTGCTGGCGTACATCTTGAGCGGAACGGCTTCAGAACAGCGACGTTCGAGAACCTTAGAGGCAGGTTTCGTGAAAATACCTATGAGGTGCATCAGCAGTTCACCGAGTGCGCCTCAGATCCGTTCGAATACCTCGCCAACAACTCCGCCAATCTGGGCATCTCAATTAGAAGCCGGCAGGAGCTTTTTAGGCACTTCCCGCCAAGACACGCCCCGTCGTTTATGGCCTGGTCCCGTCCCTGATTAAGGGGACGGCGGGTCATCCGGCGGCGGTGCTTCTGTCCCATCAGCATAGGTGTTGTCGGGATTTATATAGCTGCGCTCGTCGGCGTAATCGGTGCCCGAATGTGAGGCGCCGGCCTTGACGCCCGCAGGAACCTGAACAAACCACTGGCCGGCAGCCTGCCACTCCACTAAGCGCGCACCAAAAATTCGCTCCATGGCTGCCTCATCAGAGGTCCACCAGTCGGGCTTCGTCGCAAAGTCGTCCGTGTCGAATAGATCCACCATGCGCACGGCCGATCCGTCTTGATCGGCGCTCGAATCAACAGGCCTTGCGTATTTCGTCATGAGTATACCCAGCGAATGATGATGAGCCCCGCGCCCCCCGCGCCCGAGGTGCGGCCGGAATTGTCGTTCGCATTGGTGGCAACGGCGCCGCCGCCCGCACCATAACCACCCGCCCCGCCGACAATCTTCAGCGTGCCGCTGTTCGTGCCTGCGAAAAGACCTGGACCGCCGCCGCCCCACCAACCGCCAGCGCCTCCCGTAAGAGTGACGGTCCCAGAGACCGCGCTAGCAGATGTGATGCAGCCGCCGCCAGCGAAAATGCCTGCCGCGCCAGCTATCGCGGTAGAGGTGGTGGCCAGCAGTGATGCCCCGCCGACGCCGTAGCTGCCATCGACTGGGGTAGCATTTAGGCCACCATGCCCGAACGGGACGGCAGTAGAGAGCTGGCTGGAATATAGAAGGACGTCCGTGTTGAGGGACGACCCGATGGCGATAAGGTTTGCGCTTCCGCCATCCCCCGCGGTTTGGGTGCTAAGGCTTGCAGAGGCCGCACCCCAGCCGGCGCCACCGGAAAGGCCCATAGTGGTGTTGGTCGGTGATCCGCTGGAGAAATAGACGCTGGCCCCGCCAGAGCCTGCGCCGTTTGTCGCGGCTGTCGGGGTGCCTGGAGACTTGCCGTTACCCCAAGGCCCCCCCGGGCTAGCGCCCCCCGTCGCGGCGAGCTTAGAGGCGACAGCGGTAAGCGCGGGCTGGCCGCCGCCCGTCGCATTGATGTCTCCGTTTGATCCGGTTCCGCCCCCGGCGTTCACCGTGCCGGTCACGTTCCCGGCTGCACCGCCGGTAGCGGACACTGTTTTGGAGGCAACGGCGAAACTCGTGGTACCACCGGCCGTGCCCGCGCTGCTGGCGCTATTCACTCCAGCCGCGGTGGCCGCGACAGTGCAAACTGCGGTTTCCCCCGGGACAACGGTGACCATACCGGCGGCATAGCCGCCCGCGCAGCCGCCCTGCGCAACACTGCCGTTGGACGCGATGATCCCGCCCGAAGCGCCACCGCCCCACAATTCAACATATGCCCTGGTGACGTTCGCCGGAACCGTAATGGAAGCGCTCGCGAACACATACAGCGGCGATCCGAGACCAGCTTTGGCCGCGAGCCGCGCCGCGGAATAAACCTCGGTGAAAGAAATACCCGGCTGGGTCATGTCAGCTGCCTTTGAACGTGGCCGTGGATGATGAGTTTGGACGCCACCCCGGTATAGGAAACCCCGTCAATCCAGGTGATCGTCGCGGAGGCGACGCCCACCACCAGCGCATTGCGGATGGGCTTTTGGGTGCATATGCGCAAGGTCTGCCCCGCCAGGACAACGCCTGTCATCACGTCACTGGTCGCGGTGACGCCGCCCCAGGTCAATGTGTACGGCACAGGAGACGTGTGGATGTTCTCAAGGTCTATGGTCACTAGGTCGGGCAAGGTGGCGCTGGCCTGGGCTGTGTGCGCAGTTGTCGGCGTCGCCACCGTGGTGGACGCGACACTGATGCCGCGGAAGTCGGTCGAGCCCGACAGCGGCGCAATGGAATAGGTTGTGCTCATAGCGCGTACACTCCTGCAATCAGCGCCGTCTGTCCTTCATCCGGGGCATAGGTGTTGGTGATTTGCAAAGCCAGGTTCCCGCCGCCAAGGTCAACAACGGCAAGGGACAGCGAGCCTGCGACCGTGATCTTGTCCGCGATGTAGCCCCGGAGCGCGTCAGCGACATTTACAAAAATCGTTCCGGCGGTTCCGGCCGGGACGCTCGCGGCGATGGCCGCCGCCATCTGCTGAAGGTTCACGGCGTGGGAGTTGGCGGTACCGGCAGAAACGCCGGTGATCTGCCCCGCGACGGTGAGTCCGGCCGGGAAAATCGTCGGCGCTGCGTTGGCGTAGTCGGTGCCGTCGCAGTACAGCAGGAAGTAAACCCCGTTGGGGATCGCCACGCCCGTCCCGCCGGAGCACTTAATGGTGAGCGTTTGGCCGGTCTGGTTCACACCACCGACGAAATTCTGATAGTTCGGGAACGTGAGCGTTGCCGCGGCCGTCAAAGCCCCCGTGAGCTTGAGAAACGCCACCGCGCCGGTGTTCGTCGCGGCATAGTTCGACCAGGTAATGGTGGCGTCCCCGGTCACCGCCAGGGCCTGATAGCCCTTGCTCGCGCGCTCCAGCGTCTGCAGAGCAACGTTCAGGTAGCTGCCCCACAGGTTGGTGTTGCTGCCGACGCTCTGCAGCCGCAGCAGTAGGATTGCGCTCGGGGTGTCAGCCATTAGCCCTTACCCATCCGCATGCCGTCCAAGGGCGCGTTGTGCGGTGAGCAAAACAGCGCTTCGAGGGCGGCGATGTTGTCTTTCTCGTTGGCCGGATCTGCGATTGCGCGGGCAACGGTCTCACGGAAGGCGGGCGGGTTATCCACGCCCGGCGCTTCCAGGAAGGCCTTAACCACGCCCAGCACCGTGCGGGCGCCGTCGGTATTGCCGACGTCGATCAGGGACACCGCGGCGGCGAGATGGCCCGCCGCGTGCCAGCGAAGGTTTTCAGGGGTCATTGATGGGCACCCAGGTTCGAAGCAGAAGCCGAAATGCCGCCGGCACCGCCACCGCCGCCGCCTGTAGCTGTGAATCCTGCGCCGCCCCCGAGGAACGGAGGCGTCTCACGCGTCACCGTCGCGCCGGTCGGAACCTCGATAGTGACGCCCGTTGACGTCCGGATGATGCAGCCTTCGCCAGCCGCCAGAACAATCTTCATTGTCACTCCTATGAAATCACGTTGCGGTCAGCGGTCCTGCGCCAGTCCGAGCCATCGCAAAAAGCGGGGGTGAAGCCGCCGACGTCGTCGGAGACCATAATCATCCCCCCACGCCAGCGGGTCGGATCTGGCAGCTTTGCTTTCGCGTAGACCGGCAGCGCATGCGGGCCGGCGAGTTTCGCTTCCACCCAGGACACGATGTCCTGCACCAAGCGCGTGGCCCAGCTCGGCGCCTCCGCCGACGCGCGCGGTGTCGCGGTGCCCATCAGACGGCGATATCGTTGCGGGAGACGAACGGCGTCGCACCGAATTGCGCGCGCTCGTTCGCGGCCTCAAGCTTGGTGATCAAGTCGCCGTAAAGGCCCTTCCAAAGGTCGATGCGCGGGTCAGTGCCCAGGTAGGCTTCCGCCGCGACTAGTGATCCATAGAGGTAGAGATTGCCGAAGTTCAGGAGCAGCCAGTTTGTCTGCGTGCCGCTGGCTAGCGGTGTAAGTGACTGATAATAATAGAGTTTAAGGCTGTATACGGCATCCGGAACCGGAGCCAATTCGAAGGTGGACCCCACGGTGGTGAAGCCCCTCGGCCGCGAGGACTGGCCGGACGGGAACTGCTTATATAATGCACCGGCCCCGTAAGCCTGGACCTGCTCCCGCGGGTCGGTCTGATTGATCAGCGCTTTGGCTTCCAGGTAGTCCGCCGGCAGCGCGACCGTGGCGGTGCTGGCCGCCGTGGTCAGGGTGGTCGTCGCCAGATTGAAGCGGGTCCGCAGCGGCAGCTCGGCATTGGCCGTCGTCTCGAACAGTGAAATGAACACCGGGATCTTGCTGACAAGGTCGGGCCGGTCGAGATGGTCCGAAATCTCGGTGATCAGGTTGTTGTAGGTATCGACTGACATTAGACGTCGGTCCTCAGCCAGCGATAATCTGGGTCGCGGGTCATCTTCAGGACGATTTCCTTGAAGCCTTCGCGCGTATTGATGAACTTCAGCGCCTCAACCGAATTGCCGCAGCGGTCGGTGGCGAACTTCAGGAGGATCGCCGGAGGGATGGACGCGATACGGCGCATCTCGCGGCTTTTGCTCCAACCACGCGTGCCGTCGGTTTGCGCACGCTTGTTGGCGTCGATAGCGCCCTCAACGTCTGCCTTGTATTCGATCCCGACAAGGTTCCCGTCGCTGTCGAAATGGGCAAATTCATGCGTGCCGTCCCACGCGACGTCTACCAGCTCACGTGCGGCGCTCATCCCAGGCCTCGCGTCAATTCTGCGGCGCGGTGAAACGCGCTCATGTCGAAATAACAAGTGTCTCTGCGCAGCGCCTGGACCTGCTCCGGCGTGACGTTGCGCATTTCGGCCTCCATCGGCAGCGACGCCGCCGCGGCGAACGGTGCGAATGGCTTCAGCGCGTCTTCGAGCACTTCGATGTAGGCCAGGGCCTGCTCCAAGGTCTCAAGCGGCGGTCTGGGCATGCGCCTGGTTCCAAACGGTTGGGTGGGCGCGGCGAACGGCTGAAGGCCAATCACCCGGAGTTTCCTGGCGCGCGAGTGTCAGGCTCGGATACCAAGGGCTGTCCGCCCGCTCGTTGTGCCAATACCAGAAGCGCCCAGTAGAGCCGCGCGGCAGGAGCACCACGCCCGGCTTCCCGAGAGCCCCGGCGACGTGGGCCGTTGTATTCGAGGTCGTAATCACAAAATCCAACGCCGCCACCTGGGCGACAAAGCTGTCCAGGTCAGTCAGCTGGTTGAATGACTGGTCGTTGACGATTTCAACACCGGCTTTCCCGAGTTCGGCCAATTCCTCGGACGTGTCGCCGTATTGGAGGTTCACCAGCCGTGCGCCGGACGACTGGAGTAGAGGCGCGAGGAACGTCAGGCACATGCTCTTGCCCAGCCCGTGGATGGCGTTCTGACTCCACCAGGACAGCCCGATCAGCCTTTTCCCGTCGGCGCGGTATTTATCGCGGAAGCGCAGCTTCTTGACCGGATCGGCCTGGAGATATGCCGGCTGTCGGAAATTCAGGTGAGGACGAACGGCGGCACCGACGTCGGCGTGGGAGAGCTGGAAGTCAAATCGCCAATCAGCCAGGCGCCGCGGGACAGGATCGCCCACGCGATAGGTGATCGCCTGCGGGAAAGACCTGCGGAAGACCGGCGCGAGCCGGCGGTTGCACATGATCGTGACGGAGCCGGCAATCTTGATCAGATCCGGGAACATGCCGGCCGCGAAAACCTGGTCCCCAATCCCGTGATCCGTCCAGACCAGCACATGCTTGCCGGTCAGGTCGGACCCGTCCCATTTCGCGACCGGGAACGTGTCGTAACTGACCTGCGAGCCGAGGCCCAGGTGCCACTTGTACTCAGGCCACCCCTCGGAGAGGCGGCCCAGAGACATCAGCATCCAGTGGCGGGCCTCGTTCCATTCCTTGTTGGTGGGATCGGAGGCAAGTTTGGCCTCGATGATGGCAAGTCCTGCTTCGCCGTCATCGAGGGTCAACTGCCGGCGTTCGGTCAAGCTTCCACCGGCGCGAAGTTGATGTTAGCCGTACCGGTTCGGGTGATCACGTTCACCACCGCCTGACCGCGGGTGTTCAACAGGACCGGTTCCGTGCTGTTGACCATAAGGTCGTTCAGCGTGGGCGTCATTGCGGAGCCCGGCGTGTTGATACCGCCGAGCTTCACATAGACAACGCCCGTATCCACCGTGGCCAGCACCGCACGCGGGAACTCACCCGAGCCGTTGGTGGGCAGCACCGTGGGCGTGGTGAGTGCCGCGGTGGTGGCGTTGATGGTTACGCCCGTCGAGGCAATCTTGATCGGGCTCCGCATGGCGTTAGACCTTTCGAACGTCGGCGTAGAGCGTGATCTGCGCGGTGCTCCACTGACGGTTTGCGGTCACAAGGATCGCCTCGCCAACGCCCAGGATGCGCGTGGCGGCGCCCGAGCTGCCCTTGTTGTCGATGTTGTTCGGGTTGGGCGTCGAATTGGCCGTGTTGTAGTTGTAAGAGTCGATGAGGTTGTTGGATAACCCCTTCGGCTCAATGCTGGAGGACAAGGTCCCGGTCCCGACGCTGATGGTGAATGTCACGTCCTGGCCCGTCGCAAAACGGAGCGAGGTAAGCCCGATCAGCAGTGCTTCCTGGAAGGGGTTCACCCAAATGGCGCAGCCGCCCGTGATATTGGCGGTGCCATTGTTGAGCGGGATTTTGACGGTCTGGACGCCGCGGAAGTTGGACTGGCTCTGGACCGCCGCGCTGGTGCCACCTACCGCCGGGTTGGCGGGGCCGCCGATGCGAAGGAGGCCAATGCCCTCCTGTTCGCTGTAGATGCTGATTGATCCGTCGTCGTGCTGTTTGAATTCGGCCACGGTGGCCTCCTCTATCTGGGGAAAAGAAAAGGGCGCCGATGGTCTGGCGCCCTTGGTCTTTCAGCCGGTTGTGGTCGATTACGACGTGGTGCAGTCGAACACCCAGGCGGAGCCGCTGTCGTTGCGGCTTTCGAGGGTGTATTCGGCCAGGATCATGGCCTTTTCGTTGTCACCGGTCTTGGCGAGGTCTTCCGTGCGCTTCGGACGGAGGTTCGCCACGGCCCACATGTCCGTCATCAGGCAGTGGACGGTGCGGTCGCGCGAGAAGCGGTTGGCCACCACCTTGTGGACGCCAAAGTCGGACTCGTAGACGTCGATGTTGGCCACCAGCTTCTTGTCCGAGGTGTCCTGGGTGCGGGTGTTGTTCCCGGTGAAGGTGGATACAACGGTCTTGTTGAACGGACCGACCATGATCGTGTCGATATCGCCACCGTTCGTCCAGGCACCCTGGATGGCCGTCTTCAGCAGAGCCTCGGTCAGGGGGCGCTGAGTGCCATCGGTTTTGGCCGCACCGGAGACCGACACGGCGCCGTTGGTGCCCTGGCTGTAGTTGTTGGTCGTGGTGACGCCGGCCCAGGTTTCCAAAGAACGGAGCTGGGGCGCGGTAGTCGAGTTGCCGGTCACAATGCCCTGGTTCTGGGTCAGGACATATTCCTGGTCGCGGTTCAGCTCTTTCGACCGCTTCATGAGCTGATAGACGATTTCCTTCTTGCGGCCGGCTTTGTTCACCGCGTCCTGGGTGCCCGAGATGATGCAGTCCTTGCGGCTGATCTGGGTACGGTTGCCCAAGCGAACGGTAGGGGTGACCGAGGAGAAGGTGTAGGAGGAGGTCGTATCATCGCCCTGGATCACAGCATTGGCGCCGGCTGCGGCAAGCGCGTCGGTCTGCCACTCGTGGAAGGTAGCTTCAGCTTTGGCTTTGCCGACGGCTGCCTGGAACGGGGTGTCGGTGGGGGAGATATTGTAGATCTTGTCGGCCAAGTCTTCGCGGTTGCCGACGGCCGAAAAGGTGAGGAAGGTTCCGCTAATGATCGCCATGATGGCGTTCTCCTGCGTTGTGTGGAAGGGCTTGGACTAGTCCAGCGCCGCCAGCACCGCGTTCGCCGCGTCCTCGAAACGGCCGGTCTTTTCGGCCTTCTTGAACAGGGCTGCAGCTTTTCCCCTACCGCCTTCATTGTCGCCTTGGGCCTTCGGACGCATTATCCGGCCAGGATCAGCGGGGCGTCGCTGTTGGGCGATGCTCGCTTGCTGGGCCTTGATGCGGTCGCGGTCCATGGCCTTGTACGCCACGCGGAGAATGTTGGGATCGCGGATGGACGCGAGGATGCCTTCGCCGAAACCTTCCTTGGTGAGGAAGGTCTTTAAGTCCTTCTGGAAGGTCACGCGCTTGTCCTGGTCCTTCCAGATCGGCCCTAACTCGGGGTCGGCCTCAAGGGCCTGGAGCGCGTTGGCAAAAGCCTCTCTGTCCTGGCGAACCCGCCCCTCTTCCGCCTGCTGCTGGGCAGCGCCCAGCTCGTTGGCGAACGCCCCGATCTGACCAAGCGCCAATTGGTACTCTGTCCACTTGGCGTTTGCGGCCTGCTTGTCCTGCTCGAACAGCCGTTTCCAGCCGTCCACGCCCAGGGCATCGCCCTCGGCAATTACAGGATCCATCCGGCGCGCGAGGCCGATCAGGTGTTGAAGGTTCTGGGTGTACTGGGTGGTCGCTTTCTGCAGATTTTCCTGGGCGGCCTGCGCCGCGCGGGATGCCTCTGCATGTTCCTTGCGCGAATTCGTAAGCAGCGCTTCACGCTCGTTCTCCCGGGTCACCAGGTATTTCTGGGTCTCGGGTGGGAGTGCCTTGAAACGCTCTTTCTCCTCCGCCTTCCAGCTCGCGGGAGCTTCGATGGGCGTCGGACCCTGGGTCTTTTGACGGACTGGTTCCTCGGCTTCGTCGCTTGCGTCTGTGTCGGACCCCTCGCCAGCTTGTAGCTCGGCGTCCTCTCCCTCGCCGTCACCGGTCTCGCCGGCGCCGTCGTTGGATTCCTGTCCGGTGCTGTCCGTCGCGTCATCCGCGCCGTTGTCATCACCGAGAATTGAAAGCACTTCATCAGCAGCGTGGTCAATCTGCTGGGTAGAGTCTTGGATGTTCGCCACGTGTCACTCCGCTAGGTGTGAGGTGATAGCCTGCCGGCCTGCTGGTCGGCCGCCTGTTGGGCTTTCTGTGTTTCCATGACGGCGTTGGCCGCCATCGTTTCAAGCTGGGCCTTGAGGCGCTGACAGGCGAACAGCACCCGATAAGTGTCCTCGCGGCCCTGGGTGTCGTTTGGCCGGCTCGCAGACCACTCCTTGGTCAAGTCCGCCTCGATCTGGGCGAAGGCCTGCATTGCCGCTTCATCGTTCAGCAGCCGCTTGGCGGCTTCACCGAGCAAAATGATCTGGTCTCGGGTCACTGCATCACCGCCGGCTCGTTGGCAGCCAGGGTCTTCATCTGGGCGCTGATGGCGGCTGCGCGCGCCTTAGCCGCGTTGGCTGCCATGATGTCGTTGGCTTTCACTGCGGCCTTGAATTCCTCCAGGGCCATGTTGTGCTCCGCCTTCAGCATCTCCAGCATGGCGTCCAGATAGGCCTGTTCGCGCTGAAGCTGGGATTTCTGGGCGGCGGACTCGCGGTCGATCCGCAGCTTGGCCTGCGCCTGCTCCTGGATCGCGGCGAGCTGAGCCTTGGCGAGCTCCGCGGCCGGATCGGGCGGAGGCGGCGCCGGCTGCTGAGGCGGGATCGTTGACGGGTCGGTGTAAAACCCATCGTTCTCCTTGAAGCCCATGGCCTCGCACAGCTTCTCCAGCTTCTTGTAGACGTTTGGCGCGGTCAGCAGCGGACCGTTCAAGCCGCCCTGCTGCTGGACGATTGGCATATCCACCTGAGACAGCATGGCCATCAGCTGGTTGACCTGCTGCGTGCGGTTGCCCGTGCCGAGGCCGACGGCAACCTGCATATCCATCTTGGTCCGCCAGATTTTCGGGTCGATGTTCACCCACTCGCCGCGGAGGCGAACGGTGGTTTCCTTGTCCTGGTGGCGAGCCATGAGGCCAAGCATGCGCTCGAACAGCTGCACCAGGCCCTGCTCCGCGAAATTGCGGGACAGCAGCATCTGCTGGTCCTGGCTCGAATCCTCCACGATGGCGGCGCCGGTCGCCGTCTTGTTGTACGGGTTCAGCGAGTCAGCCTGACCGCTGCCGGCAAAGCGCCGAATGCCCGTCCGCTGCTCACGAATGCGGTCCCAATAGTCCAGCATCTGGAAGCCAGAACCGGAAACATCTTGGGTCTCTAGAGCCTTGACCGCGTTCATATCCTTGACGCGGATCGCAGAGCCCGGAACACGTGTAGAGGCGTCTTCGGCGTTTACCTTGCCTTCAAGGACCACTAGCTGCGGGGTGTTGTTGAAGTACATCCCGTCGAGCGTCTGGCGGTTGAGGGTGGACTTCACCAGCTGCACGTCCATGGTTTTGTCCGTCATGGACTCGCCGTGCAGTTTGTAGGGATGCGGGTACGGGCACCATGCGCTGAACGGGTGCCCTTCGGTCTCCTCGTTATCCAGGATGCGATAACCGTCATTCCCGGCCATGCAGACCTTGCGCCACTCGGCGATACCGTCGCCGTCAAAGTCCACCTTCAGGTAGCACTCGGCGTACCAGACCTGCCGCATGGACGGGTCTTCGTTGTCGTCCAGCCGGCCTGGAGTGCCGCCCTCGTCTTCGAAGCGCGTCACGGCTTCGCGGTTAAAATCCAGTTCGTCCGATGAGCCCAGATCCCAGACCTTCTCCTTGGGGTAGCCCATTTCGATCAGGTCAGAGATGGTGCGGCGCGCGCGGTGTGCGCAGAAAGAGGTTGTGTGCAGAGAGACGGTCCAGCGCTCGGTCAGGAACTCTTCCGATGGCAGGGACGCGATGGCGATGCGCCCGGTTTTCTCCTGCTTCTTGATCTTCACATCATAGGTTGAGCCATCGTCAAGCATCGGAGCCGGCGCTTGGAGCGGCGCGGCCGGCGGCGGTGGCGCTCCAGGCTGACCGCCAGCATTGGGCGCCGGTAACGCGGGCTGCGCGGGCGCGGGGCCCTGGCCCAGCTTCGCGGCCATCGTATCCACGTCGAGTTCGGCGCCGTCGGGCCCCTTACCGGTGATTTCAACGACTTCGGTGTTGTCGTCATCGATGAGGGTCAGAAGCTGGACGGCTGTTAGCCCCTCATACTTCTCGGTCGTGACCTCAACAGACTCCTCCCACCAGGACTTGACCACGCCGAGCTTGAACATCAGCCCGGCCTTGACCCAGCTCTGGATCAGAGAGAAGGCGTTGGGCTGGTTCTGAAACGCCCAGTTCAGGTAGTCGGTCGCCTGGCGGGCCGCAGCCTCGTCCTGTGAGCGCCGGGGCTGACACACAACAACGGTATCGGACGAGATGAACGGCTTCAGGACGCCGGGCAGAGCGCCGTCAATGGCCTCCGCCACGTCGCGCGATACGACCTGTGAACGGCCTTCCTTCTCGTTGCCGAACGGATCGCCGCGGTAATACTTCTCAGCTTCCTGCCGCTCCTTGGACAGCCTGTCACTATCCCAGCTGACCGCGCTCGCCAGCTTCTGCGAGCAGATCTGCTTGAGGGTGGAGGCGTCCATTTGGGGCATCAGATCACCGGCTCAGAACGCGTTCGCAGTAGAACCATGAGTGATCCTTGCGGCATTCGTTCCACATTGAGCATTCGGTCATAAGGCCGAAGCAGACCAGGGCGACCACGAGCGCAGCTACACCGACGCGGGCCATTAGGCGGCCTTCTTGCCCTTCTTCTCAGGCTCAGGCGGGGGCGGCGCCGGGCGCACGTCTTCCACGAGGATCGCCACGCCGGCCGGAATTTCATCGCGGAGTTTCTTGTGTGCGGCTGCTGCGGCTTCGTCGCCGGTAACTGCCTCCACGTCCACAAAGCGCTGCTCACGGTCGCGACCGTTCAGCACCTTGGCGCCAACGCGATAAAGCATCAGACGATTCCTTTGGTGTTAAAGCTGTTGTCGATCTTCGGGCCCCAGCCGGTGCTGTTGGACACCTTGTCCTTGCCCATCGCAGCGGTGCGGAAAGCATCAGCGCCGTGGCTGTTTTCGTCGTGTCGCGGCTCATTGCTGTAGACGTTGCGCTTTTCGTTGAACTCGCGGCGGTAGCGCTCAAGACGCCTGCGCCCGTCCGCGGTGCGCTTCTTGTCAAACCAAGACGTTCCCAGCAGCGTGCGGACCGCCTCTATGCCGTCGCCCAGGTGATGCTGCCCAAGAACCGTTGGAGCGGTACCGGTGAGCTTTTCCCAGGTGTCGCAGCGCCGCTGGGCGTTATCGTCCTTTGTGTCCTCAGCCTGCGCCGACATATCCCGGGCGCTGCCGTCGTGCGGCCAGACCACCGTGCCGAGCTTGTAGTTACGTTCCTTGCGGCGCTCCTCCAGCACGTTGGCGTAGTGCTGCAGGTTCTTCCCCCGGTTCTCGTAGTAGTCGATCCAGCGCCACTGACCGGCCGATCCCTGACCGAACCAAATCGCCATGTCGTCGCTGACACCCAGGTCCCAGAAGGTGTGGACGGGCAACGCGGGGTCCACAGCGATATCGAGGACGCGGCCTTGGCTGTTCGCCGTCGCCATTTCTTCGGCGTAGTAGGCGCCCTCCATCGGCAGCGTCCCGTATTCAGCGCCCAGGTAGACCTTGATCCAGTCGTCCCGCTTCCCGACCAGCTGGTCCGCGTAATAGCCGGGCGTCAGGTTCTGCATGTTCTCGGCAGTCGGGTTCGGCACCCAGCGCCCTTCCAGCCGCATGACGCCGCCGGGTTGCTTGAAGAACTCCCAGCCCTCGGCGTTGCTCTCGGCGAGGCCGTGTATCCAGTGGTCCTCGTCCGGAAAGTTCGTATCTGCCCAAAGGCCGGTCCAGGATGGGCCGCCGTCCTTCATCGCGGGATAGCGTCCCAGCCGCCCGTCGCCGGCTTCTACCAGCGCCTGGCGCAGCTCACGCACCTCGTTGAAGTAAATCCCCGTGACTTCCAGGGAGAGAAATTTCTTGGCGTCCGCTTCCTTATCCATCGCAAGGAAGAGGACTTCTGAATCAACCGTGGTCCCGTCGGCGAGGCCGAACTTCAGCCGGTGTTCGAAGGGCGCGGCCTCAACGAACTGGCCGAAATGGTCACCGACCCAGGCCCGCCAGGTCTTAACCGTGGTGTGCTTTAGCTCCGGGTAGCTGTTTCGAATGACGGCGAACCGTGTCCGCCGAATGTTATCCCGCGGCGATGGCCGCTGTTCGACGGCCCGCGCTATGACGTCCATACACGACGCAACAGACTTGCCGGAGCCGAACGGCCCCATGATCACCCGGCGGCGTGCGTTGCTGCGCAGGTAGGCGCTGCAGACAGGCCCCGCCGACGAATAATCAATCACTTGCGAATATTGATCGCGACGCCCTTCAGGGTGTGCTCGCTGCGCTCAACGAACATGCCCTGATGCTTGCCCAGAAGTTCCCAAGCGCGGATGCGGGCCGAAGACGGACCGTTATCCTCCGTCGTCAGCCGCGTTTCGGCGAGCAGCCCGTTTAGGACCATTTCCTGACTGAGATCCAGCTTGGCGGCGGCCTTCTCTTGGCCCCTTGCGACGGCCGCCTGAACGTCAGCATTGGTTAACAGGCGTGATCCCTGCGCCTTTGCCGTCTTGGCGCTGTATCCGGCGCGGATCGCAGCCTGGGTGGCGTTGAGGTCGATCAGGTATTCTTTGACGAACCGCGCTTGTTTAGGCGTCAGCTTTCCGCCCGACATTGGAGAACCTTGTTCTTTGCCATTTCCTGGCGGATTTCAGCGAGTTGGACCGGAGAACAGACCTTCAGCAGGACGAATTCCAGTCGCAGGATGTCGTCGTTCAGGTCTTTGCCCCAGTTGTTGGGCATCACGTCGCCCGTCGCTCGAAGCAGGAAACCCATGAATGGCGACAGGCTGTTGGCCACTAGGTCAGTCCCACTCGAAAATCGTTCCGTTCCCGGCCTCATTGCGGCGGGAGTAGTAGTTGGCGCCCGGCGGCATCCCCTTCCGGATCGCTATGCCCACCATCGCCTCGCCGAAATCTTTGGTGCTCAAGCCCGGTGCACGGGGTGCTTCATCATCCCAGACCGTGACGCTTTCGCGGGCCACCTAGCCCCCAATGAAACGCTTGCTCATGCCGGCGGCCATCTTGGCCAGGCCATCGTCCTTGGCCTTGCGGCGTTGGATCGGGTTCTGGGGCTTCTGCCCGCCGCCGAAGTGCTTGCTGGTCTTCAGCGCGGGGTCGATCTTCTCAGCCTTGGGCATGGCCGGCATAGCGGCCTTTGCCTTGGCGGCCGCCATCTTGGCTTTGCCGACGGCTGCTTTGGGGTTCAGAGCTTTGGTGACCGGCATTATGCGCTCTCCGATGGGTAGGCCTGCCCATGCGCGACAGCGCGCGGGATACAGACGGTTACCAAGTCTTGGGGCCGGAAACCGGTTTTCGTGATCAGGGTCGCATCGTCAATCTGGCCCATATGCCAGAGCTGCGCCCAATCGACCGTGTCGCCGACAAGGAAGCGGTGCCGGAGATCCACGATATCTGGCATCCGGCCGCCTCAAATGAAAAAGCCCCGCGGGAACCCTGCGGGGCGCAACTGTTCGGACATTACCGAAAAAGAGTCTCCAATTACGACGGCAAAAGGTCAAGCAGATATTTTCCCTATGCCGTTGCGGACGGTTTTTGTCGGCGCGCTTGCGCCTCGCGCTTTCGTGCGAGGTAAATGCGACGGCGTTCACGCGCGAGAAGGCGCAGGCCGGCGCGCAGCCGCGGCAGGTACCAAGCCTCGATCATCTTGTCATCGACGCACACCCGCCAGACGGCGTTAAAGGCGTTGCGGTCGAACTTGGTCAGAAGGTTGGCCATGTCCCGATAGACCGGGTCCATAACCTCTTGGTCATCATCCGCCGGCGGGCCGCCGCTGACCGCGATTAGGCTTTCCAACACGCTCCTGGCGCTCGAGCGGCCATAGGCGACGCCAAAGGCGTATCGGAAATAAATCCCGGCCTGATGCAACTCCTTGGCCCGCTCGGGGTCCGGCGACAGCAGGCCGCGCGCCATAAGCACGCCGAGAGGGGACTGTGCCAGGGTCAGGTCAGCGTCGGGATTCGTGCCGTCCGTCAACCTGAGCACGATGGGACGGCCGGACCCGTCAGCACCCTCCACCTCTACCGGCTTACCGCCCAGGGCGCGGATGCGCTTTTCCTGCGTTTCGAGCGTCCCGAAGTCCTGGCCCGTCTTGGCCTTTCGCTTGCGGCCGCCCCTGTGAATCCTGACCTTCTTTCGACCCATGTTTAGCTCCACAACCGCAATAGCACCCATGACTAACTCCTGCCTCTCGTTGCAGATTTTGTAAGTGCTGCAATCTCCTGCACGTAATCGGTGATCTTTTCGGCTTCGTCGGGCTTCAGCCGCGCCTGGCGGACCAAGATCGCCAACTGGTTCTCGGCGCGGTCGGAACTGCGGTCGATGCTGGACAGCGTGTAGCCCTCGCGCGCATCCCGGCGGGTTTTGATCCAGGGTGTACGGGCCAACACCGTCACCGTCGCCGTCACCTGGGCGCCCAGCCGCGCGGCGAGCTCGGCAATTTGGCGAACAGCCTCCGGTCCGCCGCTGACGCGCAGGGTGACGTCATTGATGGGTTTGGCCATCAGCTCGCCACCAGCGTCATCACGACGGGCCCGGACCAAATATCCGGCGCAGCCCCGTATTCGTCTGCAAGGAGCCGCACCAGATCGGCGGGAACGTCGGCAATCTTGCGGCCATCCTCCCCCCGTATGCGGATGGTTTCCCGGTCCGCCCTCAGCTCAACCACGAACCGGTCGCCGACTTTGAGGTCAGGGAGCGTGAAAGCCTTGGCCGCAGGGGTGGGAAGCGCCGATGACGCGGCGGCGGCCGCCAGGAACGCGAGAAACCCGCGGCGGGAAATGCTCATGGTCATTTGCACTGCTCCTTGAGGGATTGCGCCCGGCAGGCACAGAAATATTGGCCGAACAGGATCTTTCCTCCTGCTATGGCCGCCATATACGATTGGCAGTACCCAGACTCTTGGCAAAGTCTGCGGGCCTCAGCAGTTTTAGGTTTGTCCTGATGCGCTGTGGTGGACTCACCTATTGTCATGCAGTTTTCCTTGCTAGCTGCTGGGAGAGGCAACGAGCACAATGCGTGCGCCCAGGCTGGCGGGTGTCCTTGATTCCGTGGGCTTTGGCGAAGGAGTCAGCGAGGCTCATTTAGGCCACCCTCGTTACGAGGCCGCCGCGCCACTCAAACACGAGACCCTTCTGCCGACGCAGGCGGTTTACGATCCCACGGTAAGTGTCATGATTCATTCCCTTTAGGTCGATCTGCTCGCCCACCAAAAGCTTGGCCAGCTTGTAAGTCCAGAACCCGTACGGTTTTCTCCCGCTTGCCATGGCGTCACCCCTCCGAGGTCCGCGACCGGTCATCCAGACGGCGTGGCGTCACCCGGCGCTCAGCGGCGTCGCCAAGGGCGGCTAAAAGCACACGGCGCATGTTGTGGGTTGCGCTCCCGCTCTGCGTCCAGCCGGCCTCAGTGACGGCGCGCTGGACCATCTCATCGGTTAGGGGGATTCGGTATTTCATGCGGCCCTCCGGTCAGCATTGGTCAACAGGCAGCGCGCCCCGATCACCGGCACGGTGGTGGGTGGCCGTGTCCGAAGGCCGACCACCACCCCCGAAGGGGGTGAGTTCTTGTGCGGTGTGCGAAGTGATGGAAAATCAACAGGTTGGCGGCATGTCCGAAGTGTCCGAATATGTCCGAACAACACCACCCCTAGTATGTCCGAACCTACATATATGGTGTTCGAACACTGATTACATTGTTCGAACATAGTTGGAAGTGTCAGAACTTCAGGCATCGTTGCCGCCTTTTGCTGTTCCGATTTTCTTCACCGCCACCACCCCGTCGCGCTCGATGGCGTCCGCGCTCTCCTTCGGCACCACGAGGGTTCGCTGCTTCGAGGGTGGCCCGATCTTGACCAGCCTCAGTTCACCGGCCGCGACCATGCGCGACATGGCCGGCGCCAAATCGGTGACCTTCAGACCTTCGGCCCAACCGTTCGCAGCCACCAGCTTGGGGGCGTACAGCTCACGGGCGCGGTCGGACGGACTGGGCTCGTAACCCAAGGCGACGGCCTTCTGCAGGCCGGAGAGCATGACCCGCTCCGCCTTGTCCTTACGCAGGCCCTTGAAGATGCCCGTGGGCTCAGCGTCGGCATGGAAGACGCCATCGCGCCAAGTCACCTCGATCTTTTCGCCGACGCGACCGTAATTGGCCTTGGCGAGGCGGATGGTGCGGGCATCGGGATTAAGGTCTTCGGGGTCGCTGACATGGATCACCGAACGCACGCCGGCATGCCAGGAGGTCGAACCGGAGGTGGGGTTCTTCGGATCTTGGCCGCTCGACTTGGACGGGTGCGCAAGGAGGACGACGGACCCAGCTATCTCGGTAGCGAGGTCCGTCAACATGGCGCAGAACCGGCGGGCGTGGGTGCGGTCGTTCTCGTTGCCGTCGAAAATGCCGTGGAGGGCATCAAGGACGACAAATCCAACTTCCCGTTCAGCGCACAGCCCCCGCAGCTCGTGGTAAATATGGGTGATCTGAGCTTCGCCGTTGTTGCGGTCAAACCTGGCCATGGCCGTGTCCTCGCGAACCATGGGTACCGGCAAGAAGCCTTTGAGGTCTGACAGCGACACGCCAAGGCTTTGGGCAATCTTGGCCGCCCTGATGTGGCAAACGGCCGGCGGGTCCTCTGTCAAGAAGGCCAGGGAATTGGCCTTCATCGTCGGCAGGCCCAGCCAGGGAATGCCCAGCGTGGCGCTGGCGCACATCTGCATGCCCAGGGTGGACTTGCCGCCGCCACCAATCCCCGCCATCAACGCCGCGGCATATCGGGCTACCCAACCCTCAACGGTAAACTCCATCTTTGGGAGCGGCTGGCCGTCCAGCGCCGCGAGGTCCATGACGTGACCGCGCAAGGAATTGGGCTGGGTCTTTAGCAACCGGATTTCCTGAGCCCTCCGGCCTGCGGGCGTCGAAATGTCCACGGGCTCGAAGGATTCCACCGAACCGGCGGACGTGATGTCGTCGGACTTGCTTACCATCACGCCGCGCGCTCCTGGGCAACGCGGTTCCAGTCCTTGCCGGCCGGCGGAGTAAGGATGTCCACGCCGCGGCCCTCGCGATACCAACGGCTGGCGCAGTTGCGAGCGGCCTCCTGCCCCCTGCCTCGGTCGTCGGCGTCGGCAAAGATGGTGAGGCGTTCCACACCGTCGATTACGGGGAAGGCTTCGACGCCGCCGGCACTCAGCGCGCACCAAACCGGGCGCCAGCCACTCGCCATCATGGTAGTGCCGTTCTCGATACCCTCGGAAATGCCGAGGCCGGTAGTTACGTCTTCCGGCGGGCAAAGCATGATCGCCGCACCCTCCTGGGGACCCAGCATCTTCTTGCCCAACACCTTGTCCCGACCGGTGCCGTCTCGTAGGAGAGCGGTCCTATGGATGCCTTGAGGCTTCCCGGTGATGATGTTGCGCATCAGACCCACCATCGCCGGCGCGCGGATCAGCTGGTCTTGGCGGTCCTTGCCCATCGGACAGTTGGGATGGAAACGCAGATCGTTGACCGTCTCGGGCCAGGCGCAGCGGTGCCGCAGGTAGGCCTCTGCCAGCGAACCGGCAATGTCGGTACATTCCGCCCAGGTGCGTAATGCGAGGTCAGTGAAGTCTTTGTTTGACGCCTTGCGCGCGACCGGAGATGTCCGCCGGACTATGGGCCGTTCCTCGATCTTTCCGCCGAACCACTGGATCGCCCAATCCATGGCGTCCCTGGTACTACCTCCAAGACAGCGCTGGACCAGCCAAAGAGCGTCGCCGCCCTTCCGCTGCTCGTGGTCGTAGCAGGACCCCTGCTTGGCGCCGGCCACCATTATGGAGAAGGAACCCTTCTTGCCGTAGCGCCAATCTATGCGGGTCGAGAAATGAGAGTTGGGCTCGCCCAGGAGATGGGTAGCGGTGCGAACGATGTCTTTGCCGAGCTTTTCAGCCAGATCCCGTGCCGATGGTGCGGGAGCGCCTTGGACGCGGGAACGGGGCCGTGTGCCGCTGCTACGGTGGTCGCTCACGAGATATCCCTTAAACGGCACCGTCCATCCCATAGCAGGCGGAGCCGGAACAAAATCGAATCGTTGTCGTTGGTCTCAGCGTCAGCGGCGCAATTCGGCCGCCGTCGAACTCAGTTCAAATTTTTTTAATCGCCTCAAGGTCACGCTTCGCAGCGTCCGCCATCGGAATGCCGACCTCCGATCCAAGCCATGCTAGGCGCAGACCGACCCACAAACGGATCAATGCCCAGCGGCGGCGCGCTAAGCGTTTGAAGATTTCCATGCGTTCAATTTCTTCCGGTAAATTTCGAGATCGGCGCACATCTGCCGTTCCTTCCGCTCAAGCACGGCGGCGTAACGGTCGGCCATGGTGGTGAAGATGTGGGTGGGGATGTTCTTCACCTCGCCGTAGCGGATGCGCTTCGCGAGGCCGAAGGGGATGCCAAGGGCTTTAGACGCGCTGCGGAGGCGGTCTTTCACGCTCTCCCCTTCCCCGGCGTCGTTGAGGAAGTCGCGGGCGGTCTCAATCACGTTGTCGGCGGTCATGTCCACGCTGACCACCCGGACCGGTTTTCCGGACCACAGACGAAAATTCCGCATTTCGGAAAGCTCCATGCACGATAAAGGACGTGCCTGTTCAGTGAGCTTTTCGAACCCGCAAGACCGCCGCGCCAACGGCGGTTTTTGCTTCTCGGAGTTGATGGATGAAGGACAAGACGACGATCAACCCGCCGACGAAGGCCACCAAAGCCCGGCCGCGGCGTAAACCCAGGATCGCGGCGCGCGGACGACGCCACACGGCTCAGATCTACTGGTTCGAAATGGAACGCCTGAAGCGCTTGGGGTTGCGGTGAAGTCATCAAGCGGCC